TGCGCGCTGCGGCAGCGGCAGCGAGCCGCCCAGACCGTCTGTAGCGTCAGGGTTGACCTCCAGATACGGCCAGTTGGTCGTGTTGGCGGTCTTCCACTGCTGCTCGTAGCCCTCGAACTGGCCGCCGTAGCCGATGAACGGCGCCTTGGGTGCCAGCGCGAGCATCTCGGCTTCCTGGCTGACCCAGTAGTTGTACATGCGCTGCGCGTCCTTGGCGTTGCGCACAAGGCCCGAGATATAGACCTGACCTTCGACTTCCCACTCGTTGCCGATCACGCGGACGACAGGAATCCACTTGCCGGCCCATTCACGCTCTTCAAGAACGTCGAAGCCGTTGGTCTTCATCCACATGACCTTCTTGCGGTCAACGTCGCGGCTGCGGATGGGGGCGCCAAACAGCGCCATAAGCTGCTTGTCGCGAGGCGTCTTGGAGAACGCGGTCTGGTTGTCGGGGTAGAGGTGCAGCACGGCGCGTTCGTGCTTGTAGTAGAAATACTCTGCAATGCGGACGGTGTCTTGGTTAAGCCACGCCGAGATCGACTCATTGCCAACCCCCTGCGACATGAGGCTGGAGATCGGCGATGCGTCAGGAAAGCACCGCTCGTACTCTTCCTTCGTCATATCCTGCGTGATGAAGCACCACTCGGCATCCGCGCCGCAAGGGTCTTGGATTGTCGGGTCCATGTAAACGCTGAATGCGTTGCGGACACGGCCAATCTTGAGGTCTTGGTCGAAGCTATCTTCGCTACAGTACTCCGTCAGGATGCGAATGTAGCCCTCGCCGTACGTCACCTGGTTGTCGCAGGCCGTGTCGTAGGCGACGTCCGCGTCCGAGATGTACTCAATGTGCTTGACCACGCCGTCGAGGATTGCCGCGACCTTGACGTCGGCTTGGTCATCCACCGGGATGACTTTGCCGCTGGGCCGATTCTGGCGCTGCTCGTTCGTCACCTGTCGGACGTGCTGCGGCAGCTTGTTGATCGTCAGGCAGGGCCGTGCGTTGATCGTCTGGCCTTGCACCGACCCGCGCGTCGCCAGCACGTCGGCGGGCCACTGCCACTGGTTGTCGGGCGAGCCAGCCATAAACCGGAGGTCGTCCAGTTCGTCCTCGCGGCTGTCCGAGTACGCAGCCATCGCCATCTTGAGGCGGCTGCGCATGACCGCCATCGTGTCGCCTTTGTCCTTATCGGACGGAGCGTTCTCACCGACATTGGCAACTTCGCCTGCCTTCACGATGCCGGTGGTGTTTGCCATGCGGTTACTTCTTGCCTTTCTTGGCTGCCTCGCGCTTGACCGAATACGCTACCGCGACAGCTTGTTCACGTTTTTTCCCCGCCGCCATTTCCGCCTTGACGTTAGCCCGAAACGCAGGCTTGCTGACCGATTTCTTGAGCGGCATGGCGATTACTGGCAGTGGATGAGCGCGAAGTTGATCACCACGGGTTCCGTCAAATTGCCGCCGGTCATGTTGCGCAGGGTGATCACCGCCGAACCCGTGGTCATGCTCGACACGTAGGTCGTGTAGGCAGCCGCCGTGCCGCCAGCCGAAATGTTGGTGATGACGATGTCGTTGGCCGAAATGAGGCTGTTGTTCAGCGTGAACGACACCGCCGTGTTCGCGTTAAGTTGCACATTGGCCGTAGTGATGCGGCCAGCCGACTTGTTCAGCGTGACGGCGGTGGTCTTGTCTGTCGCCTGGGTGACGGTGCCCTGCGCGGCGGCGGTGTAGCCAAGCTGGTTATCACTCAGCAGAAAATCCGCTCCAATGATGTCTTGATCTGAGTACGCTACGCCGATCGGCTTTGTGTTAGACATGTTATGACCCCAGCCAGCTAGTAGATGTTCCGGCGGAAGCGTACCCTTTTGCGCGGCCAGTGTCAACGCGCCCTTCGCGCGCCTCGCGGTGGCCGACCGGAAACGCGAACGTCACGGCGATGGCGTCTGCGGCGTCGGGCGAGGCCAGCCCGCGCGACTTCATGTCTTTCTTGCTTTCGAGGAACAGCGCGCCTTTGCTGTCGGGCTTGGTCATAGGCCCTATGAGGTCCGATTTCAGCATCCGTTCGTTGGGGACGGACGCCGTTTTGAGCCACTCGCGCATGGTGCCCCACATCTCGGCGCGCTTGTTGCCCCACATCATGGGCTTGGACGCCTTGTTGCCGAAGTTGACGCCGCGGATCTTGTACCGTTGCTCCTTCAGCCGGTCCACGATGCCCGCCCCCAGCCCGCCTTCGTCAATGACGACCATCGCGGGGCTGTAGTCTTCGATCGCTTCAATCACGTAGCCGACGACTTCCATCGTGTCGGCGCCGCGGTGCCGGCGTAGCTCGACGATGTCGCGGCCTTGCCGCACGGCGATGACGGTGGCGTCGGACCCGAAGCGCGCCGGGTCTACGCCGATGACGATCGGTGCGCTGTCGTCCTTGTGCTTGGGCCGTTTCATGGCGTCATCGACGTAGCTGTTGGGGATAAACTGATCATCGCCGGCGTTGGGGAACTGCCCGTAGACCTCAACGTGCGCATGGGCCGAATCCGCGCCATATTCGTCGATAATCTGCTGGTAGACCGCTTTGTCGGTGCCCTCGACGTCGCGCGCATCGACGATTTTGGTGTTCCAAAAGTCCCGTTTTGCGTTGAAACACTCGTAAAAGTACCCCGAATTGCGCCGGGGGTTGGAAAACGCCAGCCAGAAGCGATTTGGCGTGTTTTCCGTGAAAAAGCCCGCCGACACCGACCAGATGCTGTCGGGAATGCCGCTCGACTCATCCAGCACAAGCATGACGCCGTCGTAGTTGTGGACGCCCGCGTACGCGTCGGGGTTCTCTTCAGACCACAGCCGGCCTTCGATGGCCCAGTAGCGGGTGCCTTTCTTGAGGTCGCGCTCGACTAGTTCGGTCAGCCACTTCGCGGGCATGATCCGCGTTGCGGCGACCTCGTACCAGTGGCTGTGGATCGACATCGCCAGCCACTTGGTGATCTCGGCCCATGTTACCGACCGAAGCTGCGCTTCCGAGTTGGCCGACACGATGGTGGTAGACCCGATGCGGGTCGAGATCATCCAGATGACCAGCCAACTGACCAGCGCCGACTTGCCGATGCCGCGTCCGCTGCTGGTCGCCATGCGGAACGTGTCGAAGTCAACCTTGCCGTCGTTCGCCTTGATGTGCCGCGTGAGGTCTTGCAGCACCTCGCGCTGCCATTTGCGAGGCCCAGGGTGATGTTCCAATGGTGTGCCGCGCTCCCCCCACGGGAACACGTACAGCACGAACTTAAGCGGATCGTTGGCGAGCGCTGGCGACCACAGCCGCGCCATGAGTTCCATCTCGCCCGAGGCGTCGTAGATCGGCTGCTGCATGATTATCCTCTAGGGCCGGCGGCGGCACTTCCTCGTACAGCCCTTCTATAACACGCGTGCGGGCTTTTTCCAGCGCGGCGGTGATGCTGATCTGCTGGTCGATGTTCACGTCAAGCTGCTGCTTCGCCACCCAGCCGTGCTGGTGCTTGAGGATCTCCAGCGCCGCCTTGGCGTCGCCTTGGGCCGCGGCGTCGTGCAGCGTCTTGCCGGCGCTGTACTCGCCGTCAGCGCGGCCCTTCAGTTCAGCCATCTCGACCAGCGGATCAAACTCCGCCAGGCGCCGGTATTGGCTCGGCGTCAGGCCGACACGCATGGCGAGGGCGTCGCCCTTGAGGCCGTACCGCGCCGCTTCGTAGATTGCCTCCAGCCGCGCCTCAGTCGCCGCGGCGCGGTCGGGTGCAAATGGAATGGAGTAGAAGCTCATGGCGGCAAGATACGCTGCGCCGCGATGGCGGTCAATGATTGCGTTACGCGGGTGGCTGTTTGCATTTTGCAAAAAATAAAAAATTGTCTGCGGACCCTCCGTCACCGTCACCGTGACCCGTCGGCCCCCACCCCCCCCGTCTGCGGCAAGCCGCCAGCCGGCAGCCGATCGACCATGCCAGCACCGATCGGCCATAGGTCAAGCGCCAGAGAAGCGCATCGCCACGCAATGCCAGCTTGAAGCGGGCTCGATCACGCCTTTTGGCCGGTGGGCAGTTTAGGCAATCTGAAACGGGGTCAGCATCACCCGTAAGCTGGTGGGCAAGTTAGGCATTGCATTTGCAGGTCGGTTATAGGTTTGCGTTTGCGATGCCTAAAACGCCCATGCGCGCGGGGGCGCTGCCAGGCTTTGGGCTGGTAGGTCATTTAGGCGGTTTAGGTTGGTGTTTTTAGTCGCAGCGAGATGCAAACGACGTGGGCCACGCGGTCCCCAGTTCTGCCATATCTATATAGTTACATATGATACTATATTTGTTCCTTAAGAATATACAGGACCATTACCTAAACAGCCAACCACAGCCCGCAACCCCGCGGATTCTGGCGCTTTCCCGGTAGGCAATCCGTCGCCCAATCCCACCGACGTTTTTACCTAAAAACAGACCTACCTAACCAATCCGGTTAGTTTCGCATCTAATGTCAAAATATGTGTTGCAAGCCCAGCAAATCCGTGAGAGGGTACGACATCAACACGGGAGACAGCCAAAATGCAAAACTACCTCATCGACGCCGAGAACCGCCGCTGGACCATCCGCCGCACCTGCATTGATACGCCCGGACGCGCTTACGCACTGCGCCTGATCGACGACATCGATGACCGCAGCGACACCCTCCCCGGCGTTATCGGGTTCTATTGTGAGTCGATCGACGACGCCCGCGCCAAGCTGCGTGGCACGGTTATGGAGGTGTTCTAATGATCGCCAACGCACCCTATCTCATCGCGCCGCTATGGGCCGCCTTCATGGCCCTCGGCTTTTATCTTCTGCGCAACCGTTAACCGGAGAATGATCATGCAAAACTATTTCGAGACCCTTAGCGCCGCGCTTGACAGTGAAGGCCTTAGCGACGTGTGGCCGGTCACGGGCAGCATTCCCTACGGTGCCACCGTAGGCTTTGCGGCCAATGGTCGTTGGATCAGCGTATATCGTTGTGACACGGGCCGCTATGAGCGCCCGGTTCACTATGCCACGCTGATGGCCGACACGGGCCTTATCCACTTGTCCTGACAATTCAAAACAGGGGCGGACACGCGCCGCCCCTTATTTGAAATGCCAAGCACACTAAACGAAAGGAAACGACCATGACCGCAATTTCAATCACCGTCGCATCTGAATACATCGACGCCGCTATGGCCGCCGTGTCGAAAGAGGAAATTCGCTACTACCTTAAAGGCGTCTTCATTGACGCACGCGGATTCATCGCCGCCACGAACGGGCATATCGCCTTCGCCGCGCGATGCACTGAAGCGACGGCGTTTGCAGACACGTTCGCGCCCGGTTGCGGTACGCAAGGCCTTGCGGGCGTCCTCGTGCCCGACACCGCCATCGCGCAAGCTGCCAAGGGGAAGGGCCCCTACTACACGCTCGAACGCGACGCGAACGGCCTGTATTGGCTTCAGCGCGGCGCCGTCCGGGTTCATTTCGAACCCGTCGACGGTTCGTTCCCCGATTGGACCCGGATCATCCCCGAAGCGCCCGAGGCGCTAGTCGCGGCGCACTACCAGCCGCAGTACGTCAACGCGGTGGGCAAGATGGCTCAGGCGCTAGGCGGCGGCAAGAAAAACGCCGCCAATGCTTTCCGCATCCACCAGAACGGCGAGAACCCCGGCCTGGTGACATTCGCCAGCGACGGCGGCGGCATCCATACGCAATGCTGCGCGGTGATCATGCCCATGCGCTACAAAGGTGAAGGTACGTTCGACCGCGACGCGTTCCTCGCCGCCTGACAGCCAACCCGCCGCGCGGCGAGCGTGACTTTTGGCGCAACCAGATCAAGAAGGGAGCCTGACACCATGCGAGTCCTGATCGCTTGCGAATATAGCGGCACTGTCCGCGACGCCTTCCGTGCGGCAGGACATGATGCAATGTCATGCGACCTGCTACCAACCGACAAGCCCGGTCCGCACTATCAAGGCGATGTGTCCGACATCATCCGCGACGGCTGGGATTTGATGATCGCGCATCCGCCCTGCACGTACCTTTGTTCGTCCGGGCTGCATTGGAACAAGCGCCGCCCGGAACGGGCAGAACAGACCGAAGCGGCGCTGGCGTTCGTGCAAGTTTTACTGGACGCGCCGATAAAGCGCATTGCGCTAGAGAACCCGATTGGCTGCATATCAACCCGCATCCGCAAACCGGACCAAACAATCCAACCTTGGCAATTCGGACATGACGCGAGCAAGGCAACCTGCCTGTGGCTCAAAAACCTGGGTCCGCTCACACCGACGCAAACTATCGCGCCGCGCATCGTGGGCGGACGCAAACGCTGGGGCAACCAGACAGACAGCGGACAGAACAAGTTGCCACCGTCCGCCGATCGGTGGAAAATCCGCAGCGAAACATACCAAGGTATTGCCGACGCAATGGCCGCGCGATGGGGCGCCGCCTAGCGTCAACAAATCAGTTGCAAGCTGCCCCATTAGAGGGTAACGTCCACACGCTGACAACAAGGAGCAAACTACCATGAACATCGCATTCCACAACGACCCTGCACTGGCCGAACAGGTCCGCGCGCAGATCGCCGCACACACCGCCGCCGACGAAATCGTCCAAGGCACCTACTGGCAGAACGGTAAGGGCTGCTTTATCGGTTGTCTGGCGCACAGCAACGACACCGACAAGGTCGAGGCGCTGACCGGCTTTCCGCTCATGCTCACCCGGATCGCCGAAAGCATTTTCGAGGGTCTCGACAACGTCTCCGCCAAGGGCTTTCCGCAGCGCGTGATCGCCGCACCCCGCGTCGGGGCCGACCTGTCGCTGGTGCCGTGGCAGTTTTTGCACTGGTGCGTCGGCGATGCGCTCGACCGCTACGCGGGCAAGGCCACCCGCACCGCTTGCGCGCCAGCACTGCAAGTGCTGTACGACAAGGCGCAAGGGGTGCCGGTGATTACAGACGCCGCAGACGCCGCACGCGCCGCAG